AGGTTGATAAAATCAAAGTCCAGTATATTTATATTGTTCTCAGAAATTAAAGTATCCATTCTCTTGGATCTAACTTCAACACTTTCGGTGACAAATATAGAAGGGTGGTGAATTTTGTGTTTCTCAAGATCTAATATTGAAGAAGATTGTCCATTATTTGTTATATTTAATTTTATCAATTTATCATCAGTATCAGATATTGCAAAATTAAAAACTCGTTCGTTTTTATTCTCGTTAACAGACTCTATCTTTGGGTAGATACTGGGATTAGCCTCGACCCAAATTATTCTATCAACTCCATTAGATAGATAGTCACTTCTCTCTTCCATAAGATGAGCTCCTATATGAATAATTCCAGACGGAATTCCATATTTACCTACTATTTCGTTAAATCTTATCAGCATTATAGTATTTTACTTATATCGTGTCTTTTCGTATTAAAATTACTTTGGTTGTGTATTCTATGTAAAACTAGATATTCGGGTATGTTAATAAATTTTTTACCAGATCTCATAAGTCTAAGCCAAAGGTCATAATCTTCTATTCCGTCTATATCCTCTTTCCAACCCCCAATTTCAATAACATCAGACTTCCTAAAAATCGCGCTAGTATTGGCAATTTGATTATCTCCAGACATGGATAATCTTTTTATGAGATCATCATCCTCTTGGAGGTTCGGATGTCCGATTATATTACCGTTTGGGTCTATGTATTTAATAAAGGTGCCTATGACATCATATAGGTCAACATATCTCAGTTGCTTTTCCAATTTATCTCCAACCCATATGTCATCATCGTCTTGAACACATATGAAATTGTTTTCTGATTCTCTTATTAATTTATTTAAGGTTCTTGCCTTTCCTCTGTTGTTGCCGTAGTCAAACAATCTAATTCTATTGTCATTAAACCGATCAATCACACTCTTAGACCCATCTGTTGTTCCATTAAGTCCTATAATCAATTCAATATTTTTGAATGTCTGATTGAGAACCGACTCAATTGATTCCTTAATATATTTCTCGCCATTATAGGTGGCCATTAGTATAGATATCATATATGTGATACTAAAATATCATTTTCTTGAGATCCATCCTCATATGTATAGATATAATTTGGATTTATTTCATTTAGAATATTAAATATATCATCTTTATAGAACCCATGTGTTTCGTTTGGGAGTTCCCAACACCTCATATCATCTATCATTATTGTGTGTGTATTTATATGATGATTTTTTATCACTTCAAGTTCTTTCATCAAAGGCGCCCAGAATTCACCCAATGCTGTGTCACCGCATGAATGGTGACCATCTAACCAAAATGTTATTTGTTCATCTATTTTATCTAAAATAGATGGGAGCATCTTAAATGAATCCCCCCTAATAATCTCAATATTTGGATTATTTGAGAATCTGGATTTTGATATATCATAATATTTATCTGATAGTTCAATTGATATTATTCTTGGAAATCCTGCGTTAATTGCTTGTTGTATTCCATCTCCAACAAAACTACCAGTTTCAATGAATACACCATTTAGATATTTTTTAAAATTTTCAACTTTTGATGGCATTAGGATCTGATATGTGAGTGATTTTTATCTAGAGCTATTAATCTCTTATTGAACGGAATTGACATACTTTCACCATAACAATAGCTTGGGTCTAAAATTTTAGAAGGTGGGTTGTCAATAAAATATCTATTCATGTGACTTTCATCATGCCAAATAGCAATTAAGCCTTTTGAGTAATCTATATTAATATTATTTGATATATGATTGGCCATTTTTAAATACTCGTTAGAAGTTCCCCCATTAAATCCTCCAGCAAAATATTGCATTTGTTCATGCTCATAAACACAAGCTAATGATAAAGGATTGGTTTCTGGTGTTCCTCTTCTGTTATAGTAACCAGGGTGTTGTGTAGCAACTCTTTCACTTAATATTTCATCACCTACCTCACCAACAAATCTCATATCAACATCACAATAATACAGATAATCCATTTCTGATAATTTATCTGAATTCTCTGTAAATATCTTATATCTACCTAGTGTCATCCAAGGCCAATCTTTATGATCTATCTTAATAATTTCAATGTTTCTATTTGAATTTAGGGTAAAATCCAAGTTAGTGAATATAAAATAGGTAACCCTTTGGCTATTTAAAAAAAAACTATCAGCGCTCTCAATTAATGGCTGTAAAAAACAAATATATTTATTAGTCGCTATTATTAAGAGTCCAATATTCATTTATTAATTTTATTACACTTTTGATAAAAGTTGAATCTTAGTCTATCTTTTGAATATTCACACCCACAACAAAGTTCAAAATCTTCTTCGAATACATGTATTAGCCACTTGGTTAAACCCAACGTCCTATATAGGCTCTTGGGTAGTTTTTTTTTCTAAGATTGGATGTGACTTGATTATTGTACATTCTATATTGACCACATATAATCTATCTGGATTTTTCAAAAAACTTTTTGAGTATCAAATTGGTGGGTGACATAAGATATTATGATTTTTTGACAATTGATGATTGGTGTCTAGATGTGAAAGACATTATTTCCAGGAATTCCGAACCTCTTCCTTTCATTTCATATGCTGGGATGGTTATTTAGAAGAACTTATATTATAGTAATAATGGCTTCTAACGAAATTTATTTTTTGCATTATAATATTTATATCATTTTTAACAGTGGCGTTTGATGAATGTCTTCTATGTCTAACCAAAATATTTGGTAAGTTTTTTAAAACGTATCCATTTTGAAGACACTTACACCAGAGCTCTAAATCTTCTAATCCATCAAATTTTGAATTATAACCACCTATTTTTAATATTTTATCTCTATTAAACATAATTGTTGGGTGATTCATAAACCAATCTGATGTCCTCATTATATCTTTAGGTATATTTAGTGGGTGATTCGTTTTCCCAACTTGAGATCCAAATAATTCCATTTGAGATCCCAAAACATCAACATTATTTGTTATGAAGTAATTATATTGAGTTTCAAGTCTATCTTTCATCATAATGTCATCACCATCCATTCTACAAACTATGTTATGTGAGCATAGTTTCAAACCAAAATTTAAAGCTTCTGATATTCCAGCTTTATTTTTATGATGTATTTTATACTTTGGGTTATTTATTGAATTTAGATACTCTTCGGTCTCTTTATTTGACCCGTCGTTTACGACAATAACTTCAAAGTTTTGAAATGTTTGATTGTCTATACTATCAAATGCTTCTTGTATGTAATTGATTGGGGTGTTGTAAATTGGTATAAGTATAGATATCATTCTTTGATTATTTTTTTAAAGAAATTTATTATCCTTTCTTCACTCATATACTCATTTGGTTTATCTTCTATTAGATATGGCTCCCTATAGACTTCCATGTAAGAGTCATTATTGTTGTCAAGTTCAATTATTTTTTGAATCACATCTTCGTCGTTGCCATATTTATGCCAATTAATGAATGATTTTTCATTAAATTCATTTTTACAAGATTCACTTCCCCAGTATATTGGCACACATCCACCCATCATACCATCTATTAATTTTTCGGTTAGATATCCATATTCGGAAAAGTTTTCAAAACACATACAGAATTTGTATTCTTTTAACCACTCTAGTTTATCTGATACAAGATATCCAATATTATTAAATGCGGCTCCACCCGAGTCTACTTTTTTATATTTAGATAGCTTATAAAGAAACTCGTTTCTTTTGTTAGCATTTGGGTTGCTATGTATAAATGCGCAGAATTTTTTTCTTTTTGATATGTCTTTTTTATAGAAGTATTCCTTCTGTTCATCGGTTGAGTTGCCCCAGTGCAGTTGATATATTGGCAGTCTTAAATATCTGCTGTCTTGTGAGAACTCAAACCCAATATAGTAGTCACATTTTCTAAAATCAGCTTTTTTATTTTCGCCTGTATAAATTATTTTCTTTTTAGCTGATAGATGGTCAATTTGATTTCCGAAAACAGAACCAAATATTATATCTGGATTTTTATCATCTAATACTATTTCATATCCGGTTTTTAGTAAAACCTTATATAGATAAAATGTTTCTGGTTGAAATCCAGGCCAAAAATCAACAAATCTTATTTTCAAATTCATGATCTCATCTCATTTTCATTTTTTAGAACTTGTACAATTCTTGGTACCCAAGACTTTACATTTGTGCAATATGGTGATTGCTTATTGTAGCAGTATTCGGGTGTTAGGACTTTAGTTGAGTATAGAATAAAGAATTTATTTGAGTGACTTTCATCGTGCCACTTTGCTATTATTCCTCTGGAATAATCTATGTCTATCTGATTAGATATAAATCTAAACATATTTAGCATGCAGCTTTTAGTTCCTCCAAAAAAAGCACCAGCCATATATTGAAAGTTTATTTTATCTGATAGGAATGCTAATGATTTTGGATTGTTCTCGGGTGTTCCTCTATTCCCTACGAACCACGGATGCACGACGCAAGTCACATCACTGAATATCTCATCACCTACAATATTTTCAAAAATCATATCACTATCTACATAATATAGATAGTCAAAATTTTTAAATTTATCTTCATTAGATGTGAAGTGTTTGTATCTTAAAAGGGTCGGGAATGGCCACGGTTTATGTTCAATAATTATTGAATTAATCGTCCTATTCGATTCAAGGTTGATTAAATCATCAGTAAATATGAAGTACTCTACTTCATGGTTTTTGAGAAAAAATACATCAGATGTTCTTATCAGATCATTTAGATATACTTTATATTTCCCAGTTGCTACTATTAATAGTCCAATTTTCATTTTTCAGCTTTATTTCTACTCTTCTTAGTTATTCAGTTTTGTCTAATTCTGAATTATGTTATATTTATAAAAACATAATCTGATTTGTTTACTATAAATCAAACACTACTGCAAATTGTTTGATTCCAATTTTTCCATTAAATGATCTTGAGTCACTTACCCAAAGTCCTATATTTCTGGATTCAATGTTCCTTGATAATTCAATTCTTTTAAACTTCACACCAGCCATATTTTCGGATCTGCCTATTAATAAGTCTAGAGATTTGAAAATTTCATAAAGATCGTCTGGAAGGGGAGTCTCGGTGAATTCAAATTTGTAAACTATTGTGTCTCCAGACACCTTCCATGAAAAAAGGTCTATATTTTTATATTCTAACTCAAGATTGCTTAATATATCCCAAATTTCTTCTTTAGCCCAATTTGGATCAATTAATCTATCTTTATAAATTTCAAAATAGAAATTTGCCCCGCTTATATTTCTATACCCACCGGCTGGATGCTGGCTTAGTTTGTATTTGTCTCCCCAATCCTTTAGAGTATACTCTTCTTCAGACGAATTCATTTGAAAAGTTAATATTTCTGTACATTTGATATCATGAGCATTTTGGGACCTTAGAATAAGAGGAATAGTAAAGTGAGAGGCGTAATGGACAGGAACACCACTACGATCATTTGTTCTCAGTTCAATTTTATAGACTATTTTGAAACCCTTTTCAATTTTCATAACCTTTTTTGATTCCCAACTCCATGGAGAAGGAACAAACTTTAAAATCTTTCCATTTATCTCATCAGGAGATTTTATATAATCAACCCAACCTGATTGATAATAGATTACCCATTCACCCCCAACTCTAAAATCAACTGATTTGTTTAGTTCTAGATCAGAAAAAATTTCCAAAATATCTTCTGAAATTTCTTTAAAATTATTTATTTGGCCAAATCCAAATTGCATATGATATATATTAAAATTTTTTCATATATTTGAAGTATGGAAAATCTAACTCTTGGTAGTTTCAAGCAAGGTATGAAATCCGAACTGAGAAGGGTTGTCAAAGATCACCTTATCTCAATGTACCCTTCCCCGATAAATATTCTTGAGACCATTGATGATATTTCTCTTGATTGGACTGATGATGGTGGTGAATTTTCCGCAAAATTTATCAATATTCAGGGATATACCGTCCTAAATAGCGAATTTTCCAAGGGTGGTGAAAAAATTCTACCTCTACTTGACACAATCACCAATTTTGATCAGTATCTATCAGAGGATGGATATAATCGCGGATACTTTGTTATTGAGGCCTCAAATCCCAATCTAAAGAGGGGTTATGAGTACTGGAATTCCATTGTTTCTCAGATCATTTTGAGGCTATCAAGTGAGTATATTGTTGAATGTGCTCCCGATAATTTTTTTGATAGGAAAAAGAAGAATTCAATTGGTACCGTAACCTATACCGCTCGTACTTATGGTGGTGACACATCAATCACTATGCCAATTGGGGATCTGAGTAAAGAACTTGCCAAAGTTGTGAATTTGAAATTCACATTCAGAGTATTTAAAAAATCGTAAACTTAAAATCAAAATAAAATATAAAAGAATGAAAAAGGCTATACTTATTTCAATTGCGTCCATTTTTATGTCCTCTTGTGTGATCAACTCGCAAATGTCCAATCATCCATCGGTCAAAAAGTGTGGACAAAAGTCTCATAAAAGCTCACAAAATAATCTATCAAGTCAGTTTGGTGGGCCAAATTTTAATGGACCCAATAAATTTAAAAAATCTCATTTTTGATGAATCCCAGCCTATTTATTTATTTGTTGATGTCTAACATTATTGATTTCTTTTCTAGATATATAGATTATCAGAGAAGCATTTTCGCGACCACACAAATTCAATCTGAAGAAGAATCCTAACAATAAAGATGAAGATATCAAACCTCAGTGATCCCCAGATTTTTAAATCCAATTCATATAAGGACGATCGTGGATACTTTTTTCCACTTGATCTTGATCCTATGTGGGTACAAAGTAATATAAGTGTGTCAAACATGTGGACATTCCGAGGTCTACATCACCAAGGGGGAGAACACTCTCAATCAAAACTACTATCTGTCATTAGAGGAGAGATTATTAATTTCATTGTCGATCTAAGGCCAGAATCTTTTGGCAAGGTTCATAAACATGAAATGCATTCGGGTGATACTCTATTCATCCCAATGGGATTTGCTCATGGATTTCTATGTCTAAAAGAAAAGACTATTTGTCAATGTTTAGTTGATAAAAAGCATTCATCAGAAAACGAATCCACCATTTCTTGGAATAGTGTTCCTGAAATTAAAAAGTATATTGAATCAAAAGTTTTCCCAGACTATCTTATTATATCCTCAAAAGACCTAGTTGGGGATTTATCTAATGGACGCGTTTCAGTTCCAGTGATTAACGAATTGGGTTCTTAGTATAAATAATCTATCTAAAGATTTCTTACTTTAATTCTATCTAATATATTAAATTTATTTCAGATATACACTTAGGTAGTAAAAATTCAAATCTGATTTGATACCAAGACCTAGTAAAGATATCTTATCCGAAATTGGATTTTAATTCTACTTTTAGTATATTTGAAATATGAGATGGCCAAATTTTTATAATAAAGAATTTTTCAAAATGAAATTTGGTAGGGACCCAAAGATGTGGACTATCAAAGAACTACATGATCTTTGGTTGAAAGCAAAAGATAGAAATGATAAGAGATACCAAGATATTTCTGATCATCTTAATCATATTAGAGACACATTTCATAAAAATGGGAATGGTGAATGGATTGTCTATTTTATGGACGGGGATAAAGTTAGAGGGTATTCAATAAGAGAATTGGACTACTCTGGTCAATTATCATACTCAATTCATGATCCGAAAATCGGTCGTGAACTGAAGATCAATTTAATTACAGGTGATGGGTTTGTATTAGGAGAAAGGCTCCATTATTTAATTGGACTTACGTCAAAATTTGAATATATTGTATTCCACCACTTATCTAAAATGATATATGATGAGGTATTTAAAAACATACATTTAACTCCATTCTGTGGGAGGCATGAATTTAAGAAGGTTATAAGAATATCTGGGAAGACCTATATATTTGACGCCACATCAGATATATCAAAAATTGAAGAAATTAAAGAAGAAGATATTATAGAACTACAATAACCATAATAAAATGATTAACTCAAAAATAAAAATCATATCCACAATTGTTTCAATTGGTTTATTAATTATACTGTTTGCGACATTGAATTATAAAAATACCCCAACAAGCTATCTCAATATAGATGGTCTTGATATAGATAGTTTAGATGATTATCCCCCATCTATTCAGATGTACCACCTGATTGAAAAATATTCAAGAGAGTATGATGTACCAAAATGGGTTGTTTATAATATATCATATAGAGAAACTAGATATCTTGGTCCATTTCATTGGTGTTATAATCCATATCAAGTTTCAAAATCTGGGGCATTGGACGGGAATAAGTATAAAGCATTGGGTAACTCTTGGGCTGTTCCAGTTGTTAGGTGGATCGGAGAGCGCATTAAAGCCATTAGGCCATAGGTTGAACAACTAACACTAACGACGATGACAGCTTACGAAATTGCAGCCTACTACAAAGGCAGTTACGAGCCAGCTAACAAGAGCGCAGAGGCTCAAATGGTGGTGAAGATGAACGCCAAGGACTTCGAGGCGATCCTTGAAGAACTTGAGCGCCGCAACCCCCCGACAGAGGAAGAACTGAAAGGCCGTGAAGAACTTGAGCGCCGCAACCCCCCGACAGAGGAAGAACTGAAAGGCCGTGAAGAACTTGAGCGCCGCAACCCCCCGACAGAGGAAGAACTGAAAGGCCGTCAAATAATGCCAACGACATCTAGATCCATAAATGGAGAATTGTCAAAAACAAAACTTAAATTGGATCTTGAATACAACATTTCCACAAGCGTCAAACTTCTGAGAAAACTATATGAAAAATGGGGAGATTGGGAGACCGTTTGTGGATGCTATAATACAGGAAATCCAATAATTAACGAATATGCAAGATACTGTGCCAACTTCAGAGACTATGAAAAAAATTGGATCAGAAATCCAAATTAATAAAAAATTCTCTAAAAAAGGAATCTGCCTCGGAAAATGTGATAGGGATGTTATTAGAATGGATAATGTCCCTACTGTGATATGTTATTCTTGTAAAAGAATAGTTTCCCAAATGAAATAATTTTCATATATTTGATATATGAAAATTATTGCGATTGGGGATATTCACGGTAGAACTAAGTGGAAAGAAGTGATAAAGGCTGAGGCTGATTGTGATAAGATCATCTTCATGGGAGACTATTTTGACGCATGGGATGATTTTACCCCAATACATCAATTGCATAACTTCTTGGAAATTATGAATTTCAAAAGAGAGAATCCTGATAGAGTAATTACTCTTTTTGGAAATCATGACTACCACTATATGGAGGGTGTTAAGGACTTTTACAGTGGGTATCAGGCCGCTGCTAGGTTTGATTTTCAAAATGCTCTTCGTGAGAACCGTGATTTGATCCAGGCCTGCTATAAGTGTGATAAATATCTTTTCACACACGCCGGAGTTACCTATGTGTGGTGGAAAAATCTGATTGGTTGGTTTGATGATCGCGGAATTGATATTTTGGGAATGGATGTTGATGAGGTCATTAACCTTGCTGCACAATTCAATCTTGATATTTTTAAATTCACAGATGGGAGGCATTTTGACCCACACGGCAATGAGGTTTGTCAAACACCTATCTGGGTAAGACCAGAAGCTCTTATGAAAGCTCGTCTTGGTGAATATTTCCATGTTGTAGGACATACTTTTGGTAATCCAGAAGTATTGACCGATGGTAATCCAGGTGGTGTTATTAAAATTGACGCATTGGGACTTGGGTATTATCTGACAATCCAAGATGGTAATCATACTATTAATCGTCTAGAAAAAAGGTGAGTTTAAACAAATTCACCTTTTTCCATAATACCATCATGGATAAGGAACGTCGTGATGAGTTATTTGATCTAGTCCAAAACTTAGACTTTGATTATGATATACTTCAAATAGATTGGTGGGAATATTCTGATCAATGGACTGTTCTTATAAATAATTTTCGAAAATTTAATATCTATCAGATAGTTAGGGACATACACAATGATGCTGTTTGTAGGGTAGAGAATGAATCAATATTTAAATTTATTGGGGGATATTTTGATATTGTTCAGCTAGACTCAACTGCTGAATTTAATGAGACAATTTTCAGTAGCTTTAAGAACTTCATCAAGGATAATGGAATAGAAAAAGATTTAAGAGAATTGGATATAAGGAGCTTTAGCCTCACTTTTTCATTTTGAATGTCCAACCAATTTGTCCATCCCTTAGGTTGGGATTTGGCTTTACTTTCTCTTCATCTATTATATTAGAGTTGGTTAGATTTTTTGAGCAATTCTCACAAAATCCCTCTTTAATATTACCTCTTATAATTATATCTATATCAGACTTACAGAAGCCACATTTAGCTTTTTTTCTCTTCATATAATATATATTCAGAACTTATAGTTCTTATGTGGCTTTCTTGATTTGAGCATCCAATTTGAGTTATTCTCTTCTCGGATTCCAATTTCAAGTCTCGCGGATTTCCTTTTAAGGACAACACCCTCTACCATATCAATTTTAGTAAGATCATCAAAGGTGCTTTTAAAGTTACTTTCAAAAGATTTTACCATGAAGATGTTTTCTGAAATTTGATGGAGGTATCCCCACTTTGATTCCTTGGGATTAAAAATACTATTTAGAATTTCTAGCCTGTTTGAAACGGACTTACCAACAAGATATTCCGAATTTTGAACCAAAATATCAAAAATTACCAATTTATGGTTAAAATTGTTACCAAATTGATCTAGTTTGCCCTTATTCATGTATTCCCCATTGATAACAAAATGACCATCTTGGGGGAGAATGGACTTCAATTCATCTGAAATTCTGAATCCCGTCAAGGATTGATTATGTCTATTCATTGCCTTAACACCAGATGGGGATTTGAAGATAACAGAATTACTACCATTCAATTTGGGCTGACAGATAAGGCCACCATTATCCCAAAAATTGAGATCAGTTGGTGGAATAGGGTTCTTTGGCCTAGGTGGGTAGATATACCGATATGAATCGTATTTCATAAAACAAATATATGAAAAAAAAAGAAATCTATAATTTTTTTTCATATATTTGTTTTATGAAATCCCAAAAAGTAATTCAAATCAATCTTGAGGATGGTCGTGAAGTGACCCACACTATTAATTATGATCAAGAATTCAATATTACTGATCAAAAAGTTACCCTTGATTCAACTGGTGAGGAAATTTCAGAATCTGATCCAGTGATGGAATCAATTAGGGAATTTTCTGCCCAATTTATTTCACCTGGCGACTACTACGAAGACTGTAGATATAGGCCGATTCTTTGCTACCTAAATGAAAATGGTCTCCTTGAGGGGTTTGATATTGTTGAAGGGACTGAGGGGTGGTGTTGTGATGAGGATAAGTGTGGAGTTGTTAAATTAACAATGGCTGAGGCTTATGAATTAGAGAATCTTTGGAGGACTAGTGGACAACAGGGTGTTATGGAAAGTCGAGGGTGGTCTACCAAAGATGCGAGCGAATTCATTGAGACTTGGATCTCAAGTAAAAATTAATAATAAGATGGGATGTCATACATGGTTTAAAAAGAGAATTAAATCTCCGACCATTGAAGAAATGAAGGAGGTTATTGGAAAATTCTATAAACAGGAAATTCTCTCCTATGAATCTGCCCTTTCAGGGGAGGACTTAGAAGAAAGGGAGTTTATTAGGGAATTCATTGAGGGAGAGGATGAATTGACAAATGATGTTGATGAATTTTGCCGAGAGCAGATTTTGGATCTTAATCGTAGGTCTAATCCCGAAGATGTTGAGAAATTAAAATTGGAATATATTGGAGTTGTCAATTTGATCAATGGGAAAATCCTTTTTGAGTTTGATGGAGTTTGGTATGAGACTATTGATGAGTTTTTTGACGTCTTTAGGAGTAGTAAATGGGAAACTATCCTAAAATCTAGGGAAGAAACTTTAGAATTTGTGGGGGTTGATGGCAATGCCCGACTTGTGGAAGACAGTCTGCAAAAATTGGAAGAATTCTGGAAAAAATATCCAGACGGATTGATTGAACTTGGATAAATATAATTAAATGGACAAACCAACACTATTTGTAACCTGGGTCAACTATTTTGCTACAGGCGAGGGTAGCACCATCTTCATTAATATCACATATTCTCAATCAAAAGAGGAGGCAATCCAAAAATTGAAGTCTAGAATGGGTGATTATGGAGACTATTTTATTCTCGGAGCTGAGTGTGAGGAGTTTTCAAAAGAATTGGACATTCTTAGTCTATTCACTAATCGGGATGTCCAAATTATGGAAAAAGGGGCTGGTGCAATAGATATCTATTACGAGAGATATTTTAATCTCTCTTAATATTATATATACATAGTGATTAAAAAATTTGAAAGTTTTAGTATTGTGCAAGATGTAATGGACTTGAGGAGCTTCATTGAGGATGAGTTTCCTGATTTGGAGATCTCTGAAGTGACTGATGTTAGTGGGGAAGTTCCGGGTGGATTGGGGAGTAGATGTCCTAATCCAATTTCATTCAAAATCAAATTTTGGGAACCAAATTCAAAATTGACTGGTAAAGATAAGTGCGAGATTTTACTAAAAATATGCGATATTATTGATTTTTTTGAAAGGTCTTGTGATGGACTAAAGTTTGAATTTTCACTTCTTTGGGATGTAAGTAGTCTCAATGCTAAAAGTGGTGGATGGTATGATATTAAAACTACTAATGGGTTTAGAGATATGATACTTTCGGGTGAATTTACTAACCCTATTGAACTGACACTTGTTTTTTCATCAATTGGATCTATTACTGAAAGTATTGACTTTGAATCTTTGGGTGATGTTTTTCATCCACTTGAGGATGATTGGAATGTTGAGATTTTGATCATGGATGGATTAGAAATGAAGCTAAAAGTTAGTGGTGAATCTGGTGTGAATGGTAGTCGCGATCCTCGGATATCTGGTAAAGGTGAAACCTTTAGAGATGATCCCCACCATTTCTATTTTTATCAAGAAGGTGGAATTGATGTGGGACTTTGGCAAACATTCACAGATGGATCAGGATATGATGTCATGGGATATGATTTTGAAATTTTAGTTTTGAATCCTACTAATAACTCCCTCTCTCCTGAGAGGTGGTATTTGCATAAAATTGGTAAAATTTCTTTTGACTATGACCTAGTTGAAAAGGTTTTATCTGGAGTAGGTGATAATTTCACGATTAAGAAGAGAAATGAATATACTCTAATAAAAATAGAAGTCCCTGGTAAGGAATTTTTTAACAGCGATAACCTAATTCGAGATATACAATCAAAGGTCAAAATGGCTGTAAATATGTATGGATTAGAATTATTTAATACAAAAGACTCCTACTATAGGAATGGTATTTTTGGTATGACTGATAAAAAGTGGGAGGTTAATTGGCTTACAGATGAGCTAGATTCTAAAAAAATATGGAATGAGTTGAAGGATGATATGTTATCAATTAGAGTCTGTTTCAATAAATAACTATTTTCTTATGATCCAATCTCCTGATGTGATTAATTCATAATCTGAAACCGATCCCTTCCATTCATATATCCAAGATTCAATTCCGATGGATGTCCATATTTTTGCTCGTCTATATTCATTTCCTTCAAAGTCATCGAGTTTTTCAAATATACTAGGGTCTACCAATACTATATCTCCCCAGACTTTTCCTATAAAAGGATTCCTTTTGAAACCCGGATAAAAATCATTTACTTTCCAAAGTCCACCGAATACAAAAGCTCTATCACAAAAAATATAATCACCCAAAATTGGACCAGACGCTTCTCTAAAGACACCATATATGAAAAGATATTCCAATTCCATATATTATATATTAATTGGTAATGTCATAAAAAGTTAATATATTTGAATTATGAAGTACGCACTTATCACAATCTTTGCAATTTTTATTATATCTTGTCAGGAAAATGCAAATAAATATACGGGGCCGCCAATTATCACAAAAAAGACAGTTTCTATAAATGGTGAGACCTGTACTTACACTTATATTGGATATGGCCGTGAGGAATGGTTTGAGGATCCTTGTGATAAGTATAGTGTTGGTGATACCCTAAAGGGAAAATAATAAACCCCTCCAGTGGAGGGGTTTATTTATAGTGGAAGGTCTTCATTACCTTCCTCTGGTGCTTTTGACTCCTCTTCTTCGTTGTCTTGGACTTCTTCAAAATCTTCTTCACTCTCACCTTGTGGCTGAGCTTCTGCTTGAACCTGTATTTGGGCTTGTGCCTCAGGTTGTTCTTGAGGAACTTCTTGTGCCTGAGGTTGAGTTTCTAATTGTGCCTGAGGTTGAGGTTGAGCCTCTACCTGTGGAGGTTGAGACTGAGGTTGAGCCTGAGCTTGTGGTTGAGCCTGGGGTTTTTGAGCCTGTGCCTCACCACCCACAAATGGAACTGTTGAAATGTGATCAATATTTATATACTGACTAAATACGTGCTTAACTATTTCTTCAGCAATATCATTGTCGCTATAAAACTGTCTAATATTTTTTCCGGACGCATCTTTACATTTTTTAACGACAGAGTTTATTAGCGATTGTGGGATGTCAGCAACGGCTCTTACCTTTGACACATCATCAACCTGCATTACAGCCTCTTTTATGATTTCATTTAGGCCTTTTTCTGCCTTATACTTTTCAAATTGTTTGATCCATTTCATATCTTTTGATATTTTTTTGTATTGTATATATTAATTCTAAAAACCATTTTTTTCACAAAATGGCTATTAAAACCATGCCTATCAAACCTAATGTACCGTAAATGAACTTCAGGGTTTTTTGTTTTCTTATTTCCTTATCCTTTTCACCTATTATTGAATCTTTATTATCACTAACATCTTGTAGGTTTTTTGACTTCTCATCAGAAAGCTTAAGTTGAGACTTAAGATCGTCTATCATTCTATCTTTTATGAGGCTTTGGGAAACAAGATTGATTATTTTATTCTTTTGTAGCTCAACCTTCATTTCTAGATCACCGACCAGCGAAATGTAGTAATATTGGGATGTGTCAATTTTAGCATTCACCTTCTCCATATATTCTAAAAGCTCCAAATTTTTGTCTATTTTTTGAACATCTAGTATTGTAAATACAATACCTATGGTATCGGATTCATTTGCTATAAGGTAAGCTGGTAGTTCAGGTCTATCAATTCTTATGTTCTCATATTGCCCAAAAGAACTTAGACAAAAAATTGAAAAAAGGATGATCAGTATATTTCTCATTACTTTAATCTTTGTTTTATTGAGAAAATTAATTCATCACCCCTTTTACCTTGGTTTGGGTTATTTTTTATTTTCTCTATTGTTTTCTTTATTTCCTCTCTCTCCTTTCTAATTTTTTCCAATTGTGCCTTAGTTATAACTATTGTATTATCTAATTTTGATATATCATTATCAATAAAAATAATTCCATTTTTTAGCGAATCTAGCCTCAGAGAGTCTTGTTGAATTCTTAATTTATAAAATTCCCTTTCTTTATCAATTTGGTTATTTCTTTCAATTAATTTAGCATTTTCAATCTGAAGTCTATTTATTTCCTCAGTTGACCCTGCGCTGAAAATATCTTTCCACTTATTTGGCCAAATGAAGAAAGACATCGCTAAGAGTATAACAAGAAGCGAAAGTGATATTTTATGAAAATTTTCCCACATAAATTATATATCTAAAAATTTTTTCGTATTTTTGTTAAATATATATAGTTAATGAAAATTTACGCTTTTGATTTTGACGGGACTCTTTTTGATACCCCAGATCCTGAAATCGGGAAACCAATATTCAAGGAAAAGACTGGACTTGATTGGCCTCACAGAGGGTGGTGGTCAAAGCGGGAGTCCCTTGATACAGAAATTTTTGATATTAATCCAATTGATTGGGTGTATCGGGAATACTTGAAGGCAACTTCCACAAACGATATGGTTATTATGGCTACTGGGAGAATGGAGACTCTTAGGACTCAGGTCACTAAAATTCTTAAATCCAACAATATTGAATTTGACAGTACCTATCTAAATCCTGGAATGGATACCTATATCTATAAGACTCGGGTCTTTGGTGGCCTGATTGATAAGCATAAACCAGAGAAGTTTATAATGTATGACGATAGGGATGCCCATCTTGAAAAATTTATTGACTGGTCTAAAACTCAACCTTGTGAAATTGATATAATTGACGTTAAAATTAAAAAGGTAATAAACTAATGAGTACGATTACAAAGAAAAAGAATAAGTCCCAAGTTGATAGGATTAAATCACATCCTTGGAAGATAGTCCTTCATAACGATGACTACAATACCTTTGATTGGGTGATAACATGTCTTGTTAAAATATGTGGACATGAGTACCATCAAGCTGAACAATGTTCATATATTGTCCACTATAAGGGGAAGTGTGATGTCAAATACGGAGATGAAGAGACAATGACCGAGATGAAGACTAAGTTAAAGTCAGCTGGTCTAACCGTTGAAATGGTTAAGAACTGATTATCTCCTAAATCTTGCTATCCAATCGTTCAGATTTCCCTCAGAAACATCTGATCTGTCTCTGTTAATACGCCTTTTTCGTATATCAAGAACCTGTTTATAGTCAATTGGATCAATCCAATCGGGGCCATTTTGAAAGTCATTTATGGCCTTTAGGAAATCTCCACCAGTTTGATTAGCAAATTCATCAACCATTTGGGAAAAAATTGTTTTCCCAAATACACTACTCATAGATATTAGAGTCATTACCATATCATCGTTTGATGATCCATCAGCAGCATATCTTGTATTACCAGCTGGTGTTACGTGTTTTATAAATGTTGTTATCTCAGATATATTCTGGATGTTATTGACCCAGATCGACTTCATATCCATTCTATCCTGATATTCTTTTACTAATAAGTTCTTATTGTCTCCTATTTTTATTCCTATTTTCTCATCAACTGAGTCGTGTCTATGTTTATATCTAAAGAATATAGATGATCCATATTCATTTTTCCCATCAAAGACATTAGGCAAATGTGCCAATAACTCATTTCCATATGTGTTTATTTCTAACACAACCTTTACGTTATCTGGATTGAAATATTCAAAACATATTAGATATAATAAATCAGCCAGTTGACTAACAGATACTAAATTACTTCTAAACATCCCAATTTGGTCTAATTTAATAAAGTCAACTATTGACTTGTATTTGTGTTTTTGTCTCTCAATTGTCTCAAAGTCCTTCGGAGATATCTTGAAAATATTAATTACTGAATAATCCTGACCAAGTCCTTCTGAGATATCAACTGATAGAACCAATTTATAATCTCTTCTAAGATTAGGATCAAATATAGATAAATCATCTATCCATTGCAGATCTTTATATGAAAATTTCAAATTGTTAAATTTCGGAAGCTCCCTCCAGACATAATCTTTTTTATTTTTCATAAGGTCATCTATTATAACCTCGTCTATAACATTCCTTGATGAATTGATGAACCTAAGATCATACTCTTGATTGAATGCATCCTCACCTCCAATATTTTTAATCGCTTCTTTTTTCCATGTTGTTATAACAGAAAAATTTAGAATCTTTATCCCATTTATTTCCTCGGATAATATCATATCCTCGGTACAATCCTCATTATTATACACATGTATAACCCACTTTTTTAATTCGGGATCAAACTTTATTTCGGACTTACTCTTTGGGTATTTATTGGAGATATATTCAAATACATCATCCTTTGTTAGTCCAAGTTCTTCCAATTTAGATGTTATTAATCTGATATATGTCACGAATCTTTTTGGGACTTGCCACCAATAAACTCTCTTAGCGACATATGCTGACTTTTCAGATTCTGGCTTTTCGGCGTCCATTAGTAATTTATGGAAAAGATTATATCCATTTGGTGTGGAAGTTATTATTATTTTAGAATTTTCAATATTTGAAACAGTTGGGAATATGGATTTATAAAATTTATCGGCAATTGAATTAGGTATGTGAGCAAACTCATCAAGATATAGGAAATCGGCTGTATTACCGATTGATGCCGTCTTTGTAGTTGCGAATCCCTTTATTCTGCTCTTATTTTCAAATACTATAAATTTCTGGTTCCAGTTTACAATTCCTTGTTGTAGGAAAAATGGCAATCTTTGATATATTTCCTTTATCTTGTCAATAACTTCAATAGAGGTATCCAACTTATTAGCTGCAATTAGTATGTTCTTGCTATTGTTAAAAAGTGAATAGTGTAATATTTTTATTGATGAGCAAATCGTTTTACCGACCTGTCTAGAACACATTAGTATATTGAATCTATATTTATCAAAATTGTCAAGTATCTCTTCTTGATAGTCTCTTAATTTTATTATCTCTGGTTGTCCTTCCTCACCTTTTATATAGCAATACTTCTGAGAAAAATAGTGTATATCAAGAGCGCATTTAATGTATTCATCCCTCTCATGGCTTGTCATGCTATAAACAACACCAGATCTTCTGAGCCCTAAAGTTTTTTCGTAGAAAGGGCTATCAAATTTTGAAAGGACGAATCCATTATTTATTTTCTCAGCGGCTTCAGCCACCATCTCACTGTCCCAGACTATCTGCTTTGCCATTTACAATCTCATTTTTAAGGAACTTTTTTATTAGGTTGTTAATCAATTTTGATTTATTGATCATTTTAGAATTGCAATATTCTTCTAATTCCTGACTAATTTCCTTATCTATTGAGAAACTAACCTTTGACTTATTAAGTCCCCTTTTTCTTGACATGATGTATATATTATTCCCAAAAATTGTATTTTTCCCACTTTTTTTACTTAATATATATTTCATGTCAAATAAAAAAGATAAGGAGAGAAATAAAATCTTGGATGAATTTGATATGATCCAAGATTATCAAAATGACTTTGATGTTACCGCACATCTAGCGAAAACTGAGGATCTACCTGACTTGGGAAGTATTGAAATATATGACTACGAGTCTGACCTTACCGTTGCTACCCAAAAAGGCAGTGAAGTCTTAGAATCTCTTGTTGATCTTTTCTTGGGAGATTTTCCAGAACTAAAAGATCATCCTTATATAAGGAATAAGGTAAAAGAAGATGCTCTTGTATACGCTGAGTCCTTATTTCTTCAGAAAATGACTAGAAGAAACTTCATGACTCAACTAAGGCAAATTGATAATGGTGATAACTCAGCTAGAATGCATGAAGTGGTAAACCAAACTATTTCACAAATTAGGGAAAATTCAAAGTTCGCGTCAACCCAGAGAACTGATCTTGAGAAGTTCTATAAAGACTTTAGAAATGATGTCATGGAGGTGATGGAGAAATCAATTGATAAGTATTCAGGATCAAAAAAGCAGAAAAAGGACTCCGAGGTTATTAATTCGGCTAAGTTAAATGATTTGATAAATGAGGCTTTAAAAAAGGACAAAAAGGATCCTATTTAAACTTAAAGTTTTCAAAGCTCCTTATTAGATTTGAATACTCCAATTCGACTTCAAACTGGTTAAATTTATTTGATGTGTTGTGTGTCCATTCCTTTAAGATCAACATATTATTACCCTCTTTAATTTCATCTTTAACTTTTAGTTTTATAGATTCATCAGTATTTAATAAGATGTTTTCTAACACTTTATTTATATCTTTCCCCAAGTTTATAACACTTTGTGAATCGTCCCAGACTATACATTCGTCATAATTTTGTATCTCCTCGTCCACAAATTTCATATCATTGGTTTTTAGTCCAACCATGTGTTGTAAAACTATTTTAATCTTATTTAGAGATACTCTATCATCATCTCTATTTGAAAATGTTTCAGTCAAATAATACCAATTTTTAACAGATAATCCCATCTTTATAATTTGATTCTCTAATTCCTCTAGTCCAAATTTCAAATTATTTTTGGTGTTTTTTGAACAAAAAATATATAGATGGATATCTTGATTTATTAATGAATTTAATATCCAACTGTCTATTTTTGGATCCATATTTTTAGTTATTTCTGGGTTCATAAATTCTTGCATTGAGATGGCAAGATTTGATATATCAACATTTGAATTCTTTGTCTTTATCTTCAATTTATTCATTAAGTCATTAGGTAGCCAAAATGTTTTCCCATTAAATTGGATCTTATTACCATGTCCTCTATAAATTCCTGACTTGTATAAATTAAATTCATGTTTATCAATTTTCATAATTGGAATATTTGGACTTGACTTATCAACAATCCAAGGTCTTTGATCAACCTTCAATAATATATCCAATTCTATAAAGTGAGCCTTCATTTAATTTCTTTTTTTCTCAGGAATTCCTAACCAATAATAAATTTCCTTTTCAACAATGGACAGAGCCTCATCTGGAGTTGTGAATTTTGTGTGGTATTCATCATCATCTTCCATGTGATCTGTTACTTCGGTAAGTTCTCCCTTATCAAAGTCAATATCCCAATTGATAGTACAGTTCTCGTTTGGTATTTTTATTTCAATTGACATATTCATGTCACCATCTTTACCTTCTTGCTCCGATTCAAAATTCCAAGAAAATTGAACATTTTTGAAACTTGATACTAGATCTTGGATCTCCTCCATTTTTGCTTCAATGAAACCCAAATCTGGATTTTTAACAAATTCAAAAAATTTATATACTTTTTCTTCAATTATTTGATACTCATCTATTTCAGGAATTAGTGAAAGAGTTGAACCATTGTCCCACTTAACTAAGATTTGTCCTAGGGAGTCTTTGCCTGTTATTGTCCCCTCATCTCCTTTTTTAAGATCAGTATATGGATCCTCCATTCTAATTAGTTTAACCCTTTTATTTTCCATCAAACAAAGTAATTTTTAAGTATATATTATATATCTAAAGTCATTTCATGTCATCGAAGAATAAAATACAATTTGAGTTAGTTGGGAAAAATTTTAACGACCTTCTTCAAAAATTGGAAGATCTATCAAAAATTGGAGACACTATAAAAATCAAAATTGATAGTGATGAGATTATGATCTATTCAATAATTGGTGAAATGGTTGTACTTGCTTTTAAAAATTACACAATACCAACATCAGATTACCTAAAATTCAATAAAGATATATCTAATCCAATTGATATAATCATATCAGGATCTAAGAAATTTGTGAAAAGTCTTGGATTCATTAAAAAAGAATCTCCGATAATCTGTACCCTTAATTATAGGGAAGATGACTCAGGAGTGTTTCTAGGTAGATTCTTTGAGATAAAGAATCAGAAACTTAAATTGTCTCAGTCGTGTGGAGAAGAAACAGAAATAAGGGACATTCCAAAAGAATCACTCAATCATAAACTTAACCCAAAAAATAGAAAGTGGGGATTTGAAATTTCAAGGGAAGATTTTGAATCAGTAAAAAAACTGAGTGGGATAAACTCAGAAGGCAAAACGCTACAAATTCAAGTTGACTCGGATGGTAGTGTAATTATATCAGAATCCTCTGTATGGGAATTGGGGGTTGATAAAGTTGAAACCACATCAAAATCAATAATATTCAATAAGTCCTTCCTTGGTAATATAAATGATAATGAGACCATTCAATTTCACGTATTTGAAAGCTTTATGTTAAATAGGGATAAATCTAGTAACTTGATGATTAGCTTTGAGACCCAATTTGAAGATTAAATTTTAAATGTAATTGAATCCTTGCCGAAACTCTACTTATTGAAAAAATTAACATTTATGTCTTTCCCTCTACCTCAATAAACAAATCATTTCTACCGTATTTATTTTTGGGTTTATTTAATTTAATATCTATTCCCCTTAGTCTTATTATTTCTGACAATTCGGTCATTTTTTCATCACACTTCTCAAATGGATTTTCCCATTTTATTAGAAATTCCACAGGATATCTCAAATTCATGCCCCAGGTGATCCTATTGGACACATCGGCCAAAATCACACTAATCAATTTCCTTTTATTCTCATAGTCAAGATTTTCAAATGAATTTGAAATATCTAAATTGAAGTCATCACTCATATAAATTGGGATTATAAATCTACCGTTTCCATATACAACAAAAAACCTCAAATTCTGTGTGAAGTCATCTGAGAAATCCAAACATATATCCCAGATATCATACATTTTTTCTGGTATATCCTTTCGAAATTCTTGTTGTATTTGGTAATCTGATAAAATTGGAGAGTTGCTCTCAAAGCATTTTAGGTATTTCATGTTTAATATATATTGAAATGAAATACCTAAAATGCTTTGAATCTCATGACCCTAAAATGGATCTAATAAGAGATGTTTTTGAAGATATGGATCTTGAATATGACGTGGATATCAAAGTTTCTTCGGCTCCTGATTTTTATTACACAAGGTCTGGTGAATCTGAGATAAAATCAAATCGAACGATCAAATATTATGTCTATCTGAAGATTAATGGATTGATAGATGACAAATTCGGTAAGTACCTCAAGAGCTTAATTGATAAATGTGAGAGTTGGGCAAATCTTAAGATGACCATGTGGTCTACGGAATCCCATCCTAGTAGGCACTCAGCCGACAAAGAATATCTACCACACCATATGCACAGCTTATATGCAATAAACCAATCACTTGATTGGTCATCAAAAGTAAGAGTTGACGAAACCATAGAGATTAGGTTCATGGATATTAAAATTAACGAATCTATTGATGAATTTGATAATGAGTTGATCAGAGACTATTTTAATGATTTTGAGCTTGATAATGACATCACACTTCATATAGATCATGATGAAGATGAATTCGGTAAATTCTACTCCATCAGTTTTGGTCTTCATAAATTGACCAGAGAAATGGTAGATGAATTGAGGAACTCAATGGTTAGAGTCTGTTCAAAAGAAAATTTAGAATTTGAAAGTGCCGTCATAGGGGGTTGGCAAACCGAGAACATTGATGAATTCAATAATCATCTATATGAGTGGACAATACTTAATACCCATCCACCATATATTGAATTAGTTCTAAAGGGTAGAGATTAGACCAAGACATTTATTACCTCTGGATAGTATTTTGTCATCTCGTCGTTTTTACCATCATAGTCAATAACAGAAAGGAAGTACCTCATTGCATTAAGTCTTCCAATTTTTTTATCATTTGAGTTGACAATAACCCATGGTGATCTTTTTGTTGAGGTTTGGGAGAACATTTGATTTTTATAATGTGTTATCACGTCCCATTTATCAATTACCTTTGCGTCATTAGGGGAGAATTTCCAATATTTTAGAGGAGATTGTTGTCTCAACTTAAATCTTAATTCTTGTTTTTCTCTTGTTATTGAAAACCAGAACTTAACTAGTATCAATCCATCGCTTATTAAGTCTTCCTCCCAATCTGACACATTTTCAATAAAGTCCATATACTCTTCTTCGGAACAATATCCTAGTGCCGGTTCAACCACAGATCGATTGTGCCAAGATCTATCAAAGAATACAATTTCTCCCGACTTTGGTAAGTGTTTTTCATATCTACCGAACCAATTTTTCTTTTCCTCTGGGGTGGGTACACCCAAGGCAACTACTCTGTAATGTTTTGGATTTAGATACTCCACAAACCTTTTAATTGTGGATCCCTTTCCAGCTGCATCTCGGCCTTCAAAAACAATCGCGATTCTTTTACCATTTTTTATTGCCCATTCTTGTAGCTTTAATAGTTCTACTTGAATATTGAATTTCTCTCCCTCATATCTTTTTCTTGGGATTATTGAGTATTCTCCGTCAATTTTATCAAAAAAATCGTCATCTTTATATTCTTCTCCATCTTTCAACCTGCGATCAAAAGAATCAATGTATTTTGTAAATTCTTCTTTTATTTTCCTTTTTGTGTTTCTTTTTTTAAGATATAATATCTGATTGATTTTTCTAAAAAATGCCTCAACATTCAATTTACTGACAGTCTCTTCTCCCCAGTCACTTATAAATGACTTCATTATAGTTTCTAAATCTAGACTATCAAATGATTTGTACTTTACCTTATTTGTTTTGAAATCATATTCTATGTTACTAAGGACATTATCTTTTATTTTTTGAAGAGATTTTGATATTCCTTGTTTCAGATCTTTAGATTCCGTCATGAAGTTTGTGTATTTTCTTACTATCATAGTGTATATATCTTAGATTTTTTTATCAAAAAGATATAGATCATATATTGAATTACCCTTAACCTTTTTAATACTTTTTATTACATTGCCAGTAGTTGAATCTAAGACTTTAAATACTCCCAGATTTTTTCCTAGTTCATCTAAAACTTTTACTGTATTTCCTGGTTCTCCAAGAGCCCCAAGAATTGCAATATAGTTATTGCCATAAATTCCCTTTAGAAATGATATTCTATAATCAGTATTTTTGACGTTATTAAGATATGAGTTTTCAAGTGGTTTATTTAGATCCACTTTTGAATTTGTATTTCTTGCCCTAATTGTTACAAACTTCCTTTCTGTATCTGAAAGGGAGACTTCCTCTTTATTTTGAACTACATTTTGTCTTACTAAATTTTGTTGGTTTTTTCTTATTTGTGAAAAATCAGCTCTTGCTATAATCCCACCCCTCATTCCTTTATCATTCATATTATATCCAGTGGGTGGTAGTCTATAAAAGGACCCTGTGAATGTCATTGACAGTATTCTATCCGCTCTGAATAATCTCCATATTTTCTCAATTTTTCTGTTATTTGAAACAGACCACCCATTCAGGTGCCATCCCCTTATCAACGTTTTTCCCTTTGAGGATCTGCCTATTACCATTGGATAAATTACTCTTTCACCTCCCGAGAATCTCTTGTCCTTTTCTCCTTTGTAATTGATAAGGAATATCATACCATATTGTATTGCTTTTACTATAAGGTTTTGATCATATTTAATCGGCTCATTTATGGGAACGTCTTGGAAGTCTCTTATATTCTTAAGAGAAAACCTAGGAACAAATTCCCTATCCTCCCTTAAATCATTATAAGCCTCTCTGAGGACGAATTCAACTGGTTTTGTGTTAAAGTACGTCTTTACTGTTTTTGGATCCATTAACCTATATATAAAAAAAAGGATCCAAGATTTTATCTTGGATCCGAATTTTCAGAAAATGTTTCTAGAAACTATTACATATTAGTTGTAGTAGTATCAGACACTGTGGTATCTACCTCAGTGGTAGCTGCTGTATCTGACACAACGGTGGTAGTATCATTTGCAGTTGCTTCAACATTTTCTTCAGCTTTTGGTGAGCAAGCTACCAAAAGTATAGCTCCTAGGAGCATTAGGGTCATTTTTTTCATTTTCATTATTAATTTTTAATATATATAGAACCTAGAGCTCTTTGTTTAGATAAAATTAAAAATATTATGAATAATTCTGAAGATATTACAAAAGTTTACATTTCAATAGGAAACAAAATTGATAATTACATAAAAAATTGGGGAGTAGATCCTAAAAATTTAAAAAGTTATCTTTCGGGAAAGAGACTAAAGAGATTTTTAGAGTCTGAAGGATTAGATGATTTATCTGGAGTAGAAAGAATAGTAAATGATATAATTGAAGATAGGATCTCACTTGAAAGGGAGATGGTAAAGACATTTGAAAATTTCAATTTGGAAGTTGAGGAGAGTCCAAATAAATTTTGGGTTGGTGTAGGAAAGGCTAACTTGGAACATGAAAAAATACTTGCTGATTATTTTGACATTTCTCTTAGTGAGATAGATATAGTTGATACTAATACACATAAATTCTCAGCATCTGGTAAGGAGGTAGTTGTTTTTACCAAGGATGACCTAGAAAAAATTTCAGAAAACCTTAAAATGGGAAAAATATCCCAAATAAATAAACAGGAGATTAAGATATTCACAGATATAAATATCAAACTATCAGAAGTTTTAGATCCTAAAAAATTAGATTCTACAATAGATGATTTGGTATCTAGTGGGTTACATGAAATGATTAAACAGGAAATGGGATTAACTAAAATTGAGAAATTCGGAAATTCGTTAGTTGGAATGATTTAATGCAGCATCATGATAATACTAACACTATTATTATCTTACCTGTTGTCCTAATATATTGAAGTTACCTAAAGAGGAACCTTTTGTTTTGGAATCAAAGTAAATAGCTATTGTTTTTACCAGCTCATTCCCCCCATCAAAATCAAATTGCCACATTCTATAATAATTAGTTCCTAACCTTGGTTCTCTATCTACAAATTCATATTTTATTGGTGAAATAGAATTACCAGATCCTCTAATTTCCCCAATTTTCTCCCAACTTGTAAAGTCACTACTTCTTTCAATAATGAATTTTTCATTATTGAACTCTGTTGCAGTCATCCACTCTAATTTGATACTCTCAAGATCTCTGGATCCCCTGAAAAATAAGAGCTCTATTGGAAGTGGTGAAAATCTATATGTTGCACATACTGCTGTTTGTGTACATAGGGGCATCCAAGTTAGACATAGATATAGAGTATCTGGATAATTTATTAAAATAGGATTTGAGTTATTTGGAACAGGAAAAATTTGACCGGATGTAACAAGACTTCCACAATTGTTACCAAACAATTGGTAATTTAAGTATGAATATGCAATTGGCCCACAAGAGGGGGATTCTATAAAAACAAATCCTAGGTTTAAAAATTGAGTTTCGGGTATGATCACGAAACATCTTGTTACGGGAAGTCCTGATGTTATAGGAGGATCTTGAATTATAAAATTACCTCCATTAAAACATGATTCCTCAGTTACCAAAGTATCAATTGGTGGAAAACAACCTTGTGATCTCACCGAAAGACTAAAAATCATAAGAAACGATAAAATTAGTATTCTCATAAATTATATATAATGGGTAGATTTTTAGTAACTAACAAAAACCCAATAAAAACGTAAATTTACAGGATGGATATAATTAAAAGTTGGTCAGATTGGAACCCAAAAATTGATTTTGAAGTTAGAGGTTGGGTTAAAAACAACCTCTGGAGGTTAATTCAATTAATTAGTGTTGATTCCGACCTAACAATTGAAGAAAAAGAAGAATTGCTAGTAGACTATTTTAGTAGATATCCTGATCAAATACCGAAATTAAACCTCCAATTTCCACAGGGTGATGGTGAATCAATGATACCAAGGGTACAGAATATAGGAGGTACTATTAAATATAGATAACGATGAAAAAATTTAGCCTATTAGAATCAAATAATGTTAATAATAGCTCAATTGGAGGTTGGATTATCTCTGATGAAGATATTCGTAAATTAGAAATCTACATTATTCCCCAAAAAGACGGACACAAAGATATAAGTATTAAACTAGATGGTGATAGTTGGCATTATTCAGAGGATATCCATGAATTGGTCAGCATTGCCGATAATGGGTTGATCTATCTAGATATGAAATATGATAACAATCAAATAATTATTAAAAATACAGTCTCTATTCAGGAATGGTTAGATAAAAATTGGGGAATTAAACCAAAGATAACTATTGATGATCTTGATGATATAGAGGATTACTTTATGGATTTTTTTGATATGTCAGATTATGATTGGAACATTCAAATCATTCGTGGGGATAAGATAGTAAATATTGGTAAATATATACATCATAACATTTTTGATAATAATCAACCACCCAATCCAAACGAGATAAAAATTATATTTTCAATGGGGATCCCTGTTAGAAAATATACTAATTCTAGGTCAATAGACACCAAAATTGAAAATGAGGGGTTATTTAAAAAATGTCTAGACCATTTTGTTAGTTCAAAGGGGGTAAAAATCAAATACACACCAATGATTTACTTGGGAAGTACCGAGTATGTTGATTTTGATGGCAGGACTGCCTATTCAGTTGTTTTAGATGTTGGATAAAATCCATTTTTTGATTATAATATATAATAGATGATTAAGAAGTTTTTTGAGTTTATTGGAGAATCTAAATCAAGTGTTGATTGTAAGGAGGATTGGAGTGATATTATTCATGATACTCCACAACTCTCTAACTTAATTTCTTCTAGAAAGATAGAACTTAAGGATAATAAGATTCATTTTGATGCAGATGATAGTGAGACTGTTGAAATATTAAATACATATTTGGGAATTGATACCCAAACAAAAAATAAAAATTAAAATGGGAATTATAGAATTATTTACAACTTTATTTTTACTTGGAAGTGGTGTTGTTGCTCTAAGTGAGTGGGTTACAAAATGGACAAAAGTTAAGGGCACCCTTGCTCAGATACAATCATGGGTTATTGCTATATTAGTTGGTCTTTTCTGCTCATGGTTAAATTTCGGAATATTTGCTGGTACTTCAAACATGGGTGGTGTACTTTATGGTGTTTTAATAGGTCTAATATCAAATGGAATTTTTGATATTGCCCTAGTTAAAGAAATACTCACAAAGATTTCTATAAGATCTACTGAGATAAAGGATGAACTCCTAAAATCATAAATTATTGTGGACTATTTAAAAAAAGGGGTGGGTTATTTCATCCCTTTTTTCATTATAAAGGTCTTCAAATTTTCCCAAAGAATCTCATCAATCTTATCTATTTGGTCCCATCTTATCTTATCCAAGTCTATTTTTTCTTATAAATATTCCAAGATTCTGCCATAATATATCCCAAACTATGGGAAATTGGTCATATCTTATTCTTAATAAGTTTATGAAATTTTCTTCACAATATTTACTCTTAATATTATCGTTCTCAACTTGCTTTTCAAATGATTCAATGCCGCCAAATATTTCAATTGGTTTATAATGTTGTATACCATCAAATTCAATTAGCATATTCATTGATTGGATCCAAAAATCAAATGGTAGCTTTCTACCACTTCTGCTAACACAACCTTCAAATTTCATTTGTCCTTTATAGTTAATTTTATACCTTTTTAAAAATTTGTCAATTTTTAATTCTCCCTTTGATTCTTGACAATTTGAACATCCGACTCCTCTCATGTGTGATGATGGTTTTTGAAGAAATTCACCATGTATGGGACAAATTATTATTACTTTAATTGAATTGTTTATGTAATCAACTTTATCATATCTATATTTATTGGAGTGGACATCTTTTGAGATTCTGATGAATTCTTCAGTCGTTTTCCTTTCTATTACATTCTCAACTAAACCATTAGACCAAAGATGAGCTCCTGCTTTTTGTGTGTATACTTTACCTTCATATATTATTTTAATCTTATTTTGTGACCCAGTATATTTGACAAGTGTATAATCATATTTATCACCGTGTCTTTCCCTGCATTTTCTTATAAAATCGTCTTGGTTTCTTATTGAGTCCCTTTCACATTTATATCCCGATAAATGTTGTGTTGGTTTTTGTAGATAAACTTTCCCATTATAAATAATTTTAACATCTTTATTACAATTTTCATACTCAACTAGAGAATAATCATATTTATCTTTCCAGACCAATTTTGATTCATTTATGAATTGATCGGTTGTTCTCAAGGTTATGCTTTTCTCACATCTCCTGCCCATTAAATGTTTTGATGGGGTCTGGATATATTCAACTCCATTATAGATAATTGTGACTCTACTTGATAATGATTTGAATTTTGTCTTTGAGTAGTCATATTTATCTCCCCAAATTTTTTTAGATTCGGAAATAAACCTTTCTGTATCCCAAACCAATTCACATTTTTTACCTCTCAGGTGATTATCAGGTGATTGTTTAAAAATCCAATTTTCATAAATTATATTTACTTTTTCTCTCATGTTTTTATACTCAACAAGAGAATAATCGTATTTATCTCCCCAAATTTCTCTACTCTTTTTTAAAAACTCATTTTGTGTCATCTTCCTCATCCGATTTCAACTTAATTTTACTTATATATATTTTTATATATTCCCCCTTACCCCTTTTTGATTTTATTTTTGACATTCTTAAATTTTTTAAAATGAAAGAAATGGATCTTAATATATAAAATAAAATAAAAAAATAAAATGTCAAAAAAGAAAGAGGGTAAAAAATTTGAATTCACTAAAATTGGTGAGATACTTGATAAAATCTCCGACAAAGTTCCAATTCTTGTTGATAGAGAGGAAAAAAAGAGAACATTTATCAATACAGGTAGTTATATATTCAACGCGGCATTAAGTGGATCATTATATGGTGGAATTGGTGGCAACGGTGGTATTGTGACTCTGGCCGGCCCAGAAGCATCAGGTAAGACATTCCTTGCTCTCAATATAGTTAGAGAGGCTCAAAAGATGGGATATGGTGTTGTATATATTGATACTGAATATGCAATAAATAGAACAGAATTAACAAAATATGGTATTGATAACTCCCCTGATAAGTTTATCATAGTTAGATCAAATCAAGTTGAAGAGATAAACATCGCTGCCACTCAATTAATTGATCAATTAAAGTCAGCTAAGATGGACGGGTATGAAATTCCTAGACAGATTTGGGTTTTAGATAGTCTAGCTCAAATGAGTTCCAAAAAAATGAAAGAGGATTTGATTGCTGGAAATTTAAAAACTGATATGTCAAAGGCAAAGGCAATAGGGTCTTTCTTTGTATCTATCACAGCTGATCTTAACTATTTGGAGATTCCATTTTTGGTTAATAACCAGACGTACGAGACTATGGACATGTTTAGCCAGACCATTATGAAGGGTGGAAAACAGCTCTATTATTCTTCAAATAATATAGTTTTCTTAACTAAAGCCAAATTAAAGGAGGATACAGATGATATGGATCTTGGTCAATCTGGAATTGTAGTCACAGCTAAATGTGTTAAGAATAGGTTGGCCAAGCCAAAACAAGTTAAATTTGAAATATCTTTTGAGAGTGGTATGAATCCATATAAGGGACTAGAAAACTTTTTCAAGCCAGAGTTCTTTGATCAATTAGGAATAGCCCAAGGAAAAAATATTATTGATAAGTCAACAGGGGAAATAAAGTTTGTACCAGGTGGTAATAGATGGTATGTCAGACATTTGGATAAGAGCTTTACCACAAGACAAATTTTTAATTCAAATGTTATAACAAAAGAGGTCTTGGATAATCTAGAGCCTATTGTGAACAATTACTTCAAGTATAAATCAATTGATGAAGTTGAAGAAGTTGAAAAGAAATTCAATGAGATCATGGATGAATCTGACGAGTTTACTGATTATAATGATGTTGATGCTGGTGACCTTTTTGATTAAAAAATAATTACCTCATGGTACTAACATATTATGAATACATTAATGAAAATAGAGGTATATCAAATTTCATAAAGAAATTGTCAACAATTATATCTGGCAGAATATTCAAAGAATATGAGAAAATATCCGATGATGTCATACCATCATTTGACATTAATTTTCATATTGATTATGAAGAAATATCACAAATAAAAAATCTTAATGTGGTAATAAAAGGAATTGGGGGAGACTATCACTCAAAATTTTATCCATTAGGGAGTGATTTACTAAATTTATGTTTAGAATTTGATCTACCAATAAAGTCAAAGTTAGACCATTTCTATTTGCACGAATTGGTTATTCATGAAATGACACATCTATATGAATATTATAATATAGTTATAAATCAAAGGGAATTTCCAATTTATAATAGAATAAAGAAATCATTGACTAAGACAATTAAACAAGATGAATTTGATGTTTTTTCCTATTTCAGAAATCTGGTATATCTAACTCTTGATAATGAATTAAATGCGAGGATTGCTCAAACTTACCAATTACTGAAATATGAGAATGTACACGATAAGGATCAACTATTTAATATTTTAAAAACGAAACATATTTGGAAAAAATTCAAAGAAATTGATAATTTTAATCCGAGAAAATATACTAGTGATTTAGTAGAATTCATAGGATTAGATTTTACTAAAATTTTAATAAATAATTTTAATAATGAATTGTCAAAAAATTCTATTAATTTCAAATTTATAAAAAATGTAAGCAGTGAAGAAGATATAATGCAATATTTCAATAATTGGAATAAGAGATTTAAGTATAAATTGAAGAAACATCTACTTAAATTAAGGAGAGTTATTGATGAAGTTATAAATGATAAAAATAATAACCAAAATGATACAAAAGGTTAGAGAAATACTATTTGAGAGAAATATTTCACAAAACTATCCAATTGAAGTTCTTTATAAAGCAGGGATGGATAATGTTAAGGAAAATATTGAGTTCTATTTTGATAAGACCTATACTTGTGAATCTGTTATTAAAGAATTATTTATCAGGGGTGTAATAAAATTCATTGATGATAGGAAATCTAAGATAAAAAAGTAATTTTTCATACTTTCATTAATAATTTTATCATATTTGTAATATGAAATGTACAATGGGCAGATAAGTATGCTCCATTTGGCTAAAAAGAATACTAATTCGGTAAATTCAATTTAGTCACCACCAAATTTAAATTTTCTCTATTAAACCCATGAAGGGGACTTCCTCCCATCTTTAAATATTCCCCATACATATCCTGATATTCACCGAATGAGATTATTCTTCCCAATTGGGGACAATAAATCACGTCAGTCATTCCAGATTTAATTGGTGAAGAATTTTTCTCGTGACCGTAATTTGGGCCAATTGATCCTATCAATTCGGTTCCTGATATAGATTCAAATTCCCTAAACTTCTTAATCATTCTTAATTGGTATTTTTTCAAAGTATTCAGAATCTTCTTCAATAGAATAAAAATTTCCCTCTACTTCCCATACTACATTATAGAGGAATCTATCAGATAATTTTATCTTCTCATCTCCCTTTAGTAGGAGAGTAAACTCTTCATCTTGGAAGTTATTCTTTACATCTACTACCTGTAGACCGATTTTTCCATCTCTATCATGGAGATTACAGATGACCCTTTTCCCCTTGGAGATCAAATTTTGGATTATTTTAGCCAATTCCTCCTTAGATATCATTCTCCAATCTCTACCTTCATATTCATCATAATTATCCAAGAATGTCTTTTCCACATCAGATATGGATTTTTTTCTTGATAATTTATCTAGAATTCTATTCAGAGTTACCTCTTTCACAGTCTCGTTCAATCCCCTCACAAATGTTCTGAATTTCATTATCATCTAGGTTATTTTATTTTATATATCTATTAAATTTCTTAGATCAAATTTAGAATCCCAAAAAAACAAAAAAATCTATATAAAGATCTAATAATTTATATATACAAGGTAAATAAAGTCTATTTATGGATAAGGAACTACTAGAAGCTCTTAATAATCTATCACATTCCCTTGAAGCCATTTCAAAGGCATTATCAAAGGAATCAACCTCAGCAGTTTCGGGTGCCTTAAAGGGAGGTGATTTCTCTAAGAGCCTAGAGTCTATAACTAAAGAGATTGTAAATATATCAAAGGATACAACAGATATAAAAAAGACTCAAAGTGATATTATTCAATCACAGAATACCATAATAAAGATGTTATCGGACTCAAAATCTGATGGTGGTTCAGGTGTTCAGAAAAAGGTAACATCCCCTCAAACAGTCAAAGAGGTTGGTAAATCAAAAGAAGAGGAATCAAAATCTCTTTTTGGTGGAGCTGGTAAAGATTCTTCTAAAATAAAGGAGGGAGTTGGGACAATAGTTCTTATTGCAGCTGGTGTTTTGGCAATTGGAATGGCATTTAAGATAATTGGAAAAATTGATTTCGCTTCAGTCCTAGCCTTATCACTTGCTCTTCCCCTAATTGCAATGGCCTTCCAGAAAATTTCAGAAATGAAACTTAAACCTTCAGAAATTGGAAATCTTGTCTTATTGACAGTCGGGATGTCTACTGCGATTACACTTTCTTCATTTATACTCAGTGCTGTTCAGACAGTCGGAATGCCTCAATTATTTACTTCAATATTGATATCTGGTCTATTCTCCGGAATATCATTTGGTATGGCTAAAATAATGGGATCTATTAAAGATCTAGGTATTTCCGGAGCAGCTGCAGTTGGGGTATCTTTCCTCCTACCTATTCTTATGGTTGGATTTTCAGCTGCTATAGCTGGATCATCCTATTTTCTTGGAATGGTTAAACCAGTTGGAATTTTTCAAGGTATAACTGCTATAATCATTTCAGGTGTATTCGTGGGACTTTCATATTCTTTGGGTCAAATAGTTGGATCCTTAAAGGGAGTTAGTCCAGCAACTGCTTTAGTTGCTGCAATTATATCACCTATTTTACTTGTGGCTCTTTCTGCTGCAATTGCAGGGGCTTCTATATTCTTGAGTGAAGTTAAGCCAATAGGTTTATTCCAGGCCATAACAGCTATTTTGATAGCCGGTGTATTTGCTACAATTTCATGGGGATTGGGTAAGATAATATCAGCCTTCAAGGGAATTGGAATTGGCACCATGGCTGCTGCTGTTATTGGACTTCCTCTTATTCTTGTTGCCGTTTCATATGCAATTGCTAAGTCTTCTGAGTATTTGGCTGAAGTCAAACCAATTGGACTTTTCCAAGCTCTGAGTTCAATCTTGATAGGAGTTGTTTTTTCCGTTCTAGGATTTGGGATAGGTAAAATGATACAAGGATTTAAGGGTGTTAGTCCAGCAACAGCCGCTGTTGCAGCAGTAACCATGCCTCTTATCCTGATTGCCCTTACCTATGCCATAAAGGTTGGTTCTGAGTGGTTAAGTGAGGTCAAACCAATTGGACTATTCCAATTCTTTACTGCATTGGGAATATCTATTGTTTTTGTTGCTCTTAGTTATGCTGTTAAGCCACTTCTCTCTGGAGTCAAAGGTGTTAGTCTAGTTGATATGGGAAAGGGCGTTCTCGTTATTTTGGCTCTAACTGCGGCTATAGTCGCTGCTAGTTACCTTATAAATGAGATGAAGACAATCACAATGGCTCAGGGAATGTCATTTATAGGTACTGCAATTTCTGTTGGTATTGGAGCCTTGGTAATGGGATTTGTGTTGAAGACTTTGGATAAAATGGGAACTGAAAAGCAATTTTTGGGAGGAGCTGTTGCCATTTTAATAATTTCCACGACTATAATGTTAACTTCCCAAATAATTTCTCTTGGTGATTACTCAACCTATCCAGACTTAAGTTGGACTATTGGTGTTGTGGCTGCCATGTTACCTTTTGGTATTGGTATGTTTGTCTTAGGAGGAATAGCTACTGGACCAGAGGCTCTTCTTTTATTAGCAGGAGGTTTGGCTATAGTTGGAGTCGCCCTTACTGTTGTTGCTACATCACATATATTGAAACTTGGTGACTATTCTGTCTATCCTCAATTAAGTTGGACATTGGGTACCTTGGCTGCCATGGTCCCATTTGGAATAGGCATGGTTGTTCTGGGGGCATTATTGCCCTTTATTGCACTTGGTGCCTTATCAACATACTTGGTTGCAAAAACCATTGTTAAAACTGCTCAAATTTTAGAAGGTGGTAATTATGAAAAATATCCATCAACCAGTTGGTCACTTGGAGTGGCTGCTGCAATGGTGCCATTTGCATTAGGGATGGTATATCTTGGGCCTTTATTACCTCTTGTCGCTCTGGGGGTCGGATCAATGCTTTTAGTAGCAAAAACAGTTGTTTGGACTTCTGAAATATTAAATGGGGGGGAATATACAAAATATCCAACTCTTGGATGGTCACTTGGTACTTCAATTGCCCTCGGGGCTTTTGCAGCCGGAATGGCTACTCTAGGTGGAATTATTTTTGCAACATTTGGGGTCGGTGCCTTAATGTTAGCCGATGGATCAGCTGCTGTCTTGGGGGTTGCTAAAACAATTGTTGCTGCCTCTGATATTTTAGCAAACGGATATGAAGAAGGTGGAAAGAAATTCAAACCAAATTATACTGGTGGTCCAACAAAAGAATGGGCAGAGGGAATTGCAATTGCACTGGGGGCATTTTCTCCTATTTATTCTATGTTGATGAAGTCATCAGTATTGAAAATTTTTGGGATTGGGGGAGTCAGTCCAGACGACTATACCAAAGCAATAAAAAACGTTTCTCTAGGTATAGTATCAGCAGCTAACTTTTTTGCCTCACCTGAAAATCCAGGTGTTTGGTCTGGATATCCAACAAAGGATTGGGCAGAAGGAGTTGGGATTGCTATCGGTGCATTCTCACCAGTTTATGATATTTTATTGAAAAATACAGGAATTTTCAAATCGGGTGTCAGTGTAGATCAATTTGTCAGTGCGATTGATGTTATATCAAGGGGATTGGTTTCAGCTGCTAACTTTTTCTCTAAGAATAAATCACCATTTTTGGAAGGCAACTACCCATCTAAAGAGTGGGGTGAGGGAGTTGGATCAGCTCTTGGTGCTTTCGCTCCGATTTTTGAGATTTTAAGTAGTTCAAATAATATGTGGATTTCTAGGAAATCTATATCTTCCTCAGATTTAAGTAATGCTATAGTATTAATATCATCATCCATTGTTGATGTTTCAAAGAAATTTAAGGGTGGTGTTTTCAGGAAGGAGGACTCCCCTAGTAAG